CGTGCCGACTTGCACGTATGTCGATTTCCACTTAATGTCTGCTATTTTTTCGTTGCCGCTCGTAGCTGTGTATACGATATTTGAACCAGTCACTGTCCCTGTTGTGTAAAAATCGCCGTACACGTTTGTGGCGTTACCGATAGTTACCGCGCTAGAATCGTTCGTTCCCAAATACATCCCACCGCTACCCGACAATATAGTAATACCACGCGTTGAATTTGAGAATATCTGACCGTACTTGCTACCTGTATACATTGTCAAACCGTTTGCGCCAGAACTCGACACCACTAGTTGGCCACTAGCTGTTATATTTGTAAAATTTAGATTCCCGCCCGTGATATTTCCACCATTGATCGTTGTTTGTCCGGACGTTGACAGGTTTGCAAATGTCACGAACCCGGTTATATTTACCTTTGACGCATCAATGCTAATCGTGGTGGCGGTTTGGTTTATTCGGGAAACAATCTCATTTCCCGTATATGCCGACGTTGACACCTTGCCGGATAAATCATTTGTATAGGCCGTACTGCTTCGGACGGTTGATGTAATAGCCGTCGGTGTAATTTTAGTTTCAGCGGTATCAACCCTTGTCGTTAAATTTGACAAATCGGTTGTGCTTGCTTTTCCCGCTAAAGCGGTTGTATAGGTAGAGCTGCTTGTAACTGTCGATACAATCGCATCCGCTGTAATTTTCTGTTCTGCTGTCGTTACCCGGCTTGTCAGCGCCCCCAAGTCCCCGACCGTTGCTTTATTTGCCAGATCTGCCGCATACTCTGTGCTGCTTCTCACCGTCGCCGTGATCGCTGTTGGTGTGATTAATAACTGCGCCGCCTCAATCGCCTCTTCTACTTCGGTGATCTTTGTTTCTGTCGCTTCCAGTGCAATGTGGAAAGCGTCCATTTCGATTTTTGTCTCATTTATCGTCGTGCCTTGTTCTTCCACCGTTTCGGCGGTTATCCTGATCAGAAACGACAACTCGTTTGAAACAAACTCCATGTTTTTTACCGTATTGGCCGTGGTCAAGGCAAAGCCCATGATCCCGCCGCCCAGCGGACCCGATACCCGATCTGTCAAGCTCTGTGTTACGCCACCCAAAACAATCCGATCATTGCCTGGGTTCAGTAGGTCGCGTTCTTTTTTGCTGACTGACAAAAACGTGTCTAGGTCGTGCGGTTCTGAAACGCAGCGGACCATATCGCCAACCTGAAACTTTTGTATGTCGATGTTAACCATGCTCAGGTCAATAGCTGTCAGCTCCAGGGATATCCCCTGTTTAACCAGCCCAGCCAGTTTTAGCTTTGCCGCATATAGCAACGCCGATGCACTGTCGATGTCTGGCCATTCGCACTCTTTGAAAATCCAGCCGTATTCTGCGACTGCCAGCTCGTCATAAATATAATCACAATTGTTATTCGCTGTCGCGATAGTTAATTTCTTCCCGTCAATCTCCTTGCCGTACGGCACCAGGGCGGTGTATATACCACTGGCATCTGTGATTTTTGAGTAGTCCAGCAAATTGACGCCGAATTTTATGGGTTGTGAATTGACTGAGCCATAGTTTTCCAGGTAGTTCAGGAACTTAATGCCGCCGATCCGTTCGATCACCAGGACGCCGCCCAGGGTATCCAGCATGGTGGTCTTAATCAGTTCCAGGGTGTTTACATATTCATTTTCCCGGAATAACCCATCCTGCAGTTTGCCGTTAGTGCCATCGACCTTCGATACGATTATGATGCAGATCGCCTCTGCCTGTAAAGCCTGCCCAGTCGTTCCTGCTGTTTCGCCGTCCATCTTCCAGTCCTGCCAACCTTCGTTTTGCACATGGACGCGGTATCTTACTGAAAATTTCCCGGCATCCTCGCCGGTTAGTTTAATCTCGACGGCTTCCATGCGGATTCCCTGGCTTACCGTTCCGGCGGTTTGGCCATCTGTTTTCCATTCTTGCCAGCCCGAATCGCCCAGGTGGACGCGGTAGGTTACCCCGATGCCCAGGCTGCCGATGTTTTCTAGTTTTAGTTCCAAGGCTTCCATGCGTAAGCTTGATCCAGTCGTCCCGCTATCGTCGCCATTTCGCACCCACGACAACCATGACAGGTTTTCAATGTGCGTTCGGTAGTTCGTGGATATATTGACCCCGGTTCCATCGCCTAAAACTGTACAGATTCCCATGTGGAGCCGCTTATCCGACGTGACTTGCATATTGTGATTGTCCAAAACCATTGTCATCCACTGTTCCGGCGTGACGTTGATGTATTGGGCGGGGCGCTGGATACTATCTAGTAAATATCCCAGCTCCCCTTCGCAGGTTACTTCTCTTGTTTTGTTAAAAGCTTCTGTATCACTTAGGATCCGACCTTCAAATACCAGGTCTTTTCTTAGGTTTGAGTAGACCTCGTAAATTAATATAGTTGTGTGCATTTTTCGAAGCTTGTTATAATGTGCATGCGTTGGGTCAATCGTAAAGGTAAATCCGCTTGATTTATTGATCCCCTCGGTCGGCATTGCACTTAGAAGTCGATGCTCTGTCCGGATGTCGTGCAGCAGCACGTCTGCCCGGGGGAAGTCCGACGCCCAAATCTGAATAATCGGTGCTTTGTTTTTGATCTCGTTGGTGATGTTCGCGTTCAGATCAACGTTCTTGATCAACACGATTGAAACCGCTTCAAGCCGGATCGCCTCTCCTACAGTCCCTAGTGTCGCGCCATTCTTTTTCCAACTTGTCCATCCGGAGTTTTCCAGGTGGCCACGATATTGGACGGTGTATTTGCTGGCATCAGCGCCGGTTAGTTTAATTTCAACCGCTTCAATCCTCAGGCTCTGGCCGACTGTCCCAGCGGTTTCCCCGTCAGCAAACCAAGGCTGCCAGCCAATATTCTGGACGTGGACACGGTACGATACACCGATGTCCAGCCCGTCAAGGGACGAAAGTTTTATTTCCAGTGCTTCCATCCGCATTCCTAGCCCAGTAGTCCCTGTCTTTTGGCCATTCTTTACCCATGCGGCCCACGCTAGGTTTTGGATATGTGAACGGTAATTAATTGCGATTAGCGGCGCATCCCCTGGGTTTCTCAGTAAGTTTTCTGATTTAAGCGTAATAATGATCTGAATCGCTTCAGCTCTTAGCGCTTGTTCGGTTGTTCCGGCTACATCGCCATCCCGACACCATTCTTGCCAGCCCTCGTTCTGGACGTGGACACGGTACCAAATCGAATACTTGCCCGCATCTGCACCGGTTAGTCTAATCTTAATCGCTTCAAGCCGCTTGCCCTGATCCGTTGTCCCGGCCGTGGCACCATTGGCCACCTCGGGTTGCCAGCCGATGTTTTCGACGTGGGTCGCGTAGGCCACGCCAAGGCTTAGATTGCCAGTATTGATTAATGCAATCCGGATCGCTTCAAGCCGTAAGCCTTGCCCCACCCTGCCACTTAGCCGTCCATCGGTAACCTCTGCTCCCCACCCGTAATTTTCTACATGGGTGGAATAACTGGCGCATAGTATCTTTTCAGGTGGTATGGCGGCGTTCGGGTCGATGATTGGCACTATTATTTTCGTGGGATCATCGGTCGGCTTGTTTGGTACAACCACTACCACTTCTTCTTTTACCAATTCCAGAACAATCTCGATCGCTTCAGCTCGCAGCGCCACCCCTTCAGTCCCGGCCGTTTCGCCATCAACCTTCCAGTTTTGCCAGCCGATGTTTTCAATATGCAGCCGATATTTAATTTTGTACTTTTTTGCATCGGCTCCAATCAGACGAATGAGGATCGCTTCAAGCCGCAGACCTTCGCCCTCGGTGCCAATTACTTCACCATCAGTTTTCAAGGGTTGCCAGCCGCCGTTTTGAACATGCGCTTGCGCTTCAATGGCGATGTCAAGTCCGCCCTTTTCTAATAGTGATATCACCAGTGCTTCCATTCGCAGCCCGCGCCCGGTTGTCCCGGAGGTCGCCCCATCAGTTACCGCTATATTCCAGCCCTCATTCTCGATTTGGGTTTTATAGCTAACTTTCATAGTGAACCTCCTTTGTAGTCAACCGATACCGTCCCGGATCCCCCAAAGGTTAGCACGTGTTCACCCTCTCCAATAAAGATATCAGTGATCAGGTTTTCCCCGGCTGCCAGCTGGTAGGTATTGCCCAGATAGGTTACCGCCATCGCTCCGGAGCAGATGATCTTCGGACACACCCGTTTTCTGCGGCCGATGATCGTCAACGATCCCGGCACCGATAAATCAAAATAGTCTCTAATGATTCCATCTTCAAAACTAAACGTGTCCCACTCCCATGGCTCCAGCGATGACTGCGTTTCATATTTGTACGGGTCGACGGTGGCAGATAGCGTCAGCGTTCCACCATATATCTCCCATTTATAGCTGTCTACTGAAATCCTGCCAAGGAAACAAAATCCAGAATCCTGCGAAAATACAATTTGCATCTTTCGCCCATGTAAAAAGTTTGATATCTTTGAATGCATCGCGTGAAAGCTATCTTTCGCTCCAACATATTCAAAAACAACCGTCAAAGACCTCTGGTCATACTCGATATCACCGCTGATCGCTTCAGACAGATCAATGATATCGCTTGTCCCGGGAATCGGTATTTGAGTCAATTTTGGTTTGGGCGGCGAAATATTTACCGATAACATACGTATTTTAAACAATTCCACCAAAGATGTTGCGTTAACCAACACATCAGCTCGACTCATATCACTCCACCCCTTCCTTTAATTCCAGCTATTTTCCCAAGCCTACCATCAATTATGCCTACCAACTTATCTCCGTCAATCAACACGTTCCCGCCCGCACTAGCAACCGCAATTAAGCGGTTAAGAGCATCTAGTATGCCTGCCGAGTTATTTTCGCCGCCGTTACCATCAATAATTGAAACAGTCTCAACCGCTGCTTTCAGGTTGGCCTTTGCTGAATTATTGGTTGTCCATTTATAAGATTCTTCGGCCACAGCAGCCTGCATTTTCGCAGCTATGCCAGCAAAGAATGCGGGGTCTCCGTTTAAATACGGATTATACTTTTTAGGGATAACCGCCTCATCTTTATGAAGCAAGTACGGCGCCGTCCGTGGTACACGGTTAGTTCCAGTCGCTAAACCAAATAAAGAAGAAGGATCAATTGCCACACCATCTTGGTAAACCCCAAAGTGGAGATGGGCACCAGTTGAATTCCCAGTCGAACCGACAAGACCGATTGTTTGCAGTTGTGTGACCAATTGCCCGACCGATACCATAATTTCAGATAGGTGGGCATATAATGTTCTTAAGCCGTTTCCGTGGTCTAACATAACGGACAATCCATAGCCGCCATTCCAGCCAGCCTGAACAACCTCACCCGCTCCGGCTGCACCTACTGGCGTTCCGTAACCTGCGCCAATATCAATCCCCTGGTGATAATCCGAACCCACCCCTTGTACATCATCGCGGTATCCCCACCCTGAGGTGATTGCCCCATCTACAGGAACGGTCAGGCCACCAAAATCAGAACCGCCGAGTCCAATTGATTTAAAAAACTCTGCAGCGCCGGTACCAATGAAGTCTATCGCCGCCTTGAGGTTTAAATTCCCACTTGAAAATTTATCTTTAAGCTCCTGAATCATGCTGTTCACAAAAGCCATTAAGCTATCGCCGTTAAGACCGTTAATCAAACCCTGGATCATATATTTCCCGATTTCGACAAGCTCTTTTGCTGGCGATGCAATCCCTAGGCCTTCTTTAAACTTTGTTAAAATATCGTTAACAAGCCCGGTAACCGCACCGTAAACATTGCTCGCAGTTTCTTGAATTCCACGAACAATCTCCCCGATCATTTGCGTGGCCAACGTGTAGAGAGCGCCAGGTAAACCTTTGATAATATTTACAATATTGTCAAAGAATGTGGTTCCTGCTGTGGTTGCATTCGCGCCCATATCAGCCGCAAACTGAATAACGTTGGCAATCGTTTCCGTCAGCCAATTCCAGATATTGCCAGGAAGCTCCGCGAACCAAACGCCAACAGCAGTTATGGCATCCTTCGCCGCCTGCCGCATCTTTTGAGGTGTTGAAACACACCAACCGATAATATTTCTAATCGCCGCACCGAGCACGAAAGCGATATTGCCCGGTAATTCACTAAACCATTTGCCGACCGCATTGATAGCATTCATTGCCGCATTTTGCATATCAGTCTGTACTTGCAGCCCCCAGTTAACAACTGCTACAAGGACGTTATACAAGAATGTCCCAATAGTTGATGGCAATTGTGCGAACCACGCGCTAATTGCTTGCCATCCCAACGTAAAGGCCTCTTGTATCATAAGCATGATTTCAAATCCGGCTTGAGCGAGCACCGGCCCGGCTTCGATCAAACCATTTACAAGCGCCATGAGTATTTCCGGTAAAGCGGCGATCAATTGCGGGATGGCCTTAACGAGACCAATTGCCATTTGAATGATCAGCTCTAACCCTGCCACAATCAATTTAGGGGCATTCTTGACGATTGCGCTAATTATTTTTTCAATGATTTCAGGTAATTTATCAATTATAATTGGGATAGCTGCAATTAAACCATCTGCCAGGCCAGTAATCAATGCAATCCCTGCGTTGATTACTAAATCGATATTATCGAGTATCATCGTGACAAGGCTTAATATCGTCGCAATCACAACAGGGATCAGTGTTGGCAAGGCTTGCGCCAAGCCAATAGCCAATTGAGCGATCATCTGTATGCCCAATTCCAAAAGCGAGGGAAGCATCCCTAAGATGCCCGTTAGTAAGCTTGTGATAACCGTAACAGCCGCCCCCATAATTGCTGGCATGTTTGCAATTAGCCCGTCAATGAGTGATTGCAGGACTTTTACCCCCATATCTACCATGCCCGGCAAATATTCAGCAACCATTTGAACCAGATCTGCCAATACGGTACCAATTTCCGACACCAGACCATCAATCCCGCCGGAATTAAATGCATCGTTTAACTGCTGCCCCATACCGGCGAGTCTTGTCATTGCTTCGGTTGCCATGGGAAGAAGTTCCATTCCGACTGATCCCGCTAAATTTGTTACCTGGAGCTGTGCGATCCTAAGTTGGTTCGCAAGCGAATCGGAAGTTTTGGCGAAATCGCCCTGTGCGTCAGACGTTACTTGCATTAGATAATTATATCGAAGTGTTACTTTTTCCGCTTCCGACATAGCGTCATAACCGGCTTCAATCCCTTGGCTTAATGCATATGCTTCTAGATTGGCCACCGACATATTAATGCCGAGTTGTTTTAATGGCTCTGTTTCGCCAGAAATGCCAGCTCTAATCTTATCAAACGCCTCGCTATGATCCAGGTTATAAAAAGAAGCCATGTCCCCGGTTAAGCCAGTCAGCCCTTTCGACATCTCAAAAGTCTGTTCGTCCGTCAGGCCCATCGACTTAGTCATGGCGCCTAAAGTAGATGTGTATTTTTTTGCATCAAGCTCGGCCAACCCAAACGCGACTCCGGCATCCTTGGCCCATTTGTTAACCGCTTCTGCGTTGGATCCAAAAGTTGTATCAACAACATTTTGAACCTCTGTTAAATCGCTGGCCATTTTGATAGCATATCCGCCGGCGGCTGCCAGTGCGGCTCCTGCCGCCGCTACCGCAGCCGCAGCAACAGTCAGCCCTTTTGCTGCAACACTGCCCATTGATGAAAGCTTTCCGCTTAGATTGTCAGAATGTTTCCCTACGTCATCGAGATCATCTTTTAATTTTTTTGATCCCTTTGAGCTTTCTCGGTCAATCTCAGCCCAGGCTTTTTTCATAGCCTCAGATTGATCCATCCCTGCTTTGCGGTATTCACCTGCCAACGTCGCGGCTTGAGATCTTAGGCTTTTAGCTCCCTTCTCGGCTCCACTGGTGTCTATACTAGTTTCAACTATAATTTTGCCATCTGCCAATGAGTTCTCACCACCTTTGTGTTGTGATTTGTCATCGGCATCTCAGGCTCTACTTGACTTTTTCTATCTTAATTTCAAATTTCTTCTTACAGTTGCGCCCTTTACAAATAACGAATACGCCTTTACTTTCTGCGCATTCATCGTCGTATGTTATTGGCATCTCGTATCCGCAATGTGGGCACTTCACTTTTTTTTCAATATCCATCCCCTCCTAAAACAAAGCGTCCAGGCTGTTGGCAAATTCGCTTTCCTTTTCTTCTTCTGACCGATAGTCAGGCAGCCGATGTATCCGTTTTAATTCCCGGTAGGCCTTCTTTTGTTCCGGGGACATATCTTTCGTGATCTTCATCGTCCGGTATCCCACGACTTTTTTAAATTCATGGTCATCCCGCAGTGCAGACAGCAACGATCGGAACGCCCACCAATGTAAATAGTCAATGCGCACCAGATCAATGCTATATTGATCCAGAAATGCCGCGTAAATCAACGGCGCATCGATATCGAAGGAATAAACAGGCCGTGGCGCTTTCTCCTTCTGCTCGTCGTTCTCGTTACTTTTTTGGGGTTGATCATCGCATCGATAAAACCACATGAACCACTCAATGGCGAGATTGACATCAAAACCCATGTTGCCACAAAAAAAACGGTCAACAAGCGGTATAGTCATTTCGCCCTTGTTTTCCATTGTCCCGGGTCCATTTGCGATAATTTCAAACTCAATCATCAGGCGAAAATCAGTATCAACTGGATAATCAACCCCATCAACAGCCACTTTTTGTGGCAACGCCTTTGTCAGTAGATTCATTTTGCCGGAACAAACTTCTTGTTAGTAACTGGCTTTGTTTTTGGCAAATGATCCATTGGTTTCGCTGTTTTTTTTGCGTATTTTGACGTAAGCTCGTGGATGCTCTCTTGTGCGTTCGGGATCTCATTGATCACTTTTTCAAACGCCGCCAGTGAGTTTTTTAAGTTCATTTTCCCCTGGAAAACAGCATCTGAAGCGCCGTCTCCGAAGACTTTGTCAAAGAAATCATTGACGATCACGCATTGTTGGCGGATCGCATCGCCAAGCCGATCTGTTTTTTCTGATTTGATGCTCAATTCATTGATTGCATCCTGAAAAGAATCAGCAACGTCCGCGTCCATTAAATCTAATTCAAGTTCAACACCATTAATTTCTATCATTAGTTAATCCTCCTTAGGCTGCTGCGGTAAATGTTGCGATTTTTTTATCGGCATCCAGTACAACAGTGCCTTTTACAATAGGGCCGTTTGACTTCAACGTACCACTGTAGGTGTACGCGTCCGTAGAATCACCCTCGCTGTCAGGGATAACGGTAAAATCACGCTTTCTAGCTGCGTATGTGGTCACCTCAGCAACCGTAGTGGAATCGGTCAGATCCACTATGATGATAGATCGAATGGCCGCCGTTCCCAACGTTTCATTGTCAGTCAGTGCCACAATATCATCATGAACCGGGTTATCAGTATATTGATCAAACCCATAAGCCATCGAAGGGCTGAAACCAATTAAATCGGTCCGCTCGAAATCTTCGTCCGTATATTGCCGGCTGTACTCTTTCGCGTTTTTACTGGTGCTGGAATCCGTAAAGCTTCTCATCCGATGATAAGCGATGGTTCCCGCTCCTTCTGCCGGCACTCCATAAAAGGCCAGCTTGTCACTTCTTTTTACTAATACTTCACTCATGTTTTAAACCTCCTGCTTATATTTAAAATTGCACTGTATAATAT